TTCGCTAATTTTATTTTCTACTCTACCTGCAAATGTTTCTGCATCGTCTTCTTCGTATTCTAACATTTGATTATAAGTAGGTCCACGTTGATTATCCATTGCTTGATATAAAGGACTAGATGGATTAGTAGGCATATCTTCTAATGGTTTTTTATAGACATTGTCTAATACAACATCACCACTACCAAAAGTTATGCCTGCTTCTTTTTCTGGTTCGTATCCGTAATAATGATTAGGCATTAAAATCCCCTTCCAAATGGATCTATATATTGTGTATCCTCAAGAACATTAGGTATTAATTGATTGATTGGCAATGTATTAGACCTTGCTCCTGGTATTATGTTATCTAAATAAGGTTGATAAGCATTAGTAGAAGATGCAACTGTAGGGTTTATAGGTGTAGACAATGTACCTATATTACCACCTATATTGCTAACCATGTTAGGTGATCCAGCCATACCTCTTGAAGTTGCAACATTAAGTTGATTGTAAAGGCTATTATATTCTGGTTTATTTTGCATAGCTGTTTCTAGCAATCTTTCTCTGCCTGTTTTCATAGATAAATTAATATCAGGCATAGCCATAGTATTAGGTATAACTGCTGCTGGAGCTTGTGCTTGTCCAAACATATTTTGTGTAAATTGTACAGGATTTTTTGCAAACTGTTGTGCGCCTTGACCAAAACTTGTTCCCGCTAATGTGTATGCACTAAATGCGTCAGATAACATATTTACATTTGCACTTCTATTTAAATCTCTTTGAGCTTGTATACCTGCTGTTCTAGCTTGACGTGCTTGTTCTTGATTTAATTTTCCAACTTCAACTTCATCAATACTTGCATTACCAAAAGCACCCCTAGTACCTGCTTCAGATCCAACTCTAGAACCAATTCCTGCACCAACAGCAGCTGCTAAAGAAGCTCCTCCAGTTACAGGTGCTAATGCTAAGCCTAACAATCCTCCACCTACAGCACCTAACATTCTACCGATACCCATTCTGCCTCTACGTCTTTGTAGGTCTTGTTGTTGTTTTCTTATTTGTTCATTTAGTTTGTTTGCTTCATCTTGTTGTAATTGAGCAAACATAACATCAGCTGCACTAGCCATCTTAAGTTCCTTTCGATACCTCTATAAATTCATTAAAATATAAAGTGTTATTTAACTTTATGTATAACTTAGGATTTTTTCCTACTTCCTTTGCTATAACTTGTTCACCATCATTCATTTGTACTATGCTTGGTGGTTTATTTGTAATCGCTAATTTATTTTGCGATACGTTTCTAAATTTTCTTTCTATACTGTCCATTAACTTGCACTCTTTAACAATGATCTATACTGTATAGTTATATCATTAATTTCTAAATCTGCTCCAGTAAATCCTTTTATTTTTATACGTACACTTTGCCCTTCAAATGGTACAGTTGGTGAAAATGTTTGCACATCATAACTACCAGATGTATTTACAAAATTTGTACCAGATATAGTTGTAAAACTAGTTTTATTATCTACTGCATATTCTACAGGGTTACTAACAGTTCCATTACATTTATATGTAATTATAATATCATAAAATCTTTTTACTCTACCTGGATCACCAAAATCTAAATCTTTAGTTATAAGTATACTGTCTGGACCAGCACCATTCAATCCACCTTTAGCTGTTTCTGACCATTCTAAAAACGTAAACGTTTCATCTATACTGCTAGTATTATTTACATCGCTTCCTATTTTTAAACGCTGTATTCCATAGCTTAAATTCTTATCATGATCTATAAAAAAATTACTTAAAACTGCTCCATCAAGAAAATCACCTGTACCAGAAAATATAGAATTAGTTCCCTTTGTCCAACTTGCAGTTCTAAAATCATACACAAATACATTTGTATTAGCTGTGTTAATGCTATCCGATACTATAACTGCATAATTCTTTTTAGGGTTAAACCCAACAATAGTTCCAGCTGTATAAAAATCTTCCCAAGTATCTTCATGTATTTTGTTAGCAATTAAATTTACAGGTGCTTGTCCATTGTATAACCAAAAACCATATCTATTTGCCCACATAACACCAAACTCTGCTTTTTGTACAGATGCAGGATGATCGCATCCAGCAAAATCTTTTGTTTGCTCTAAAAACCAACCTGCTGGTTGAGGTGATGAAATATTAATTATATATAGTTTATCTTCTTTATACGCTAATAATCTATCGCTAAAAGATTCTAATTTAACATAAGAACCGCTATCACCTTTTACAACATCCATAAAATAACTACGAGGATATGTATCAAATTTATTTACAGGTGTATACATTATTCTATCACCATGATGTTCTTTTGTGCTTGGCTCTTCTTTGTTAAAGTTAGTTCTAACGTTTGCTACAAAACTTCTTCTATTTGTAATAACAGCAGTTTTATAACCTTCTCCAGTACCACTAATAGTTATTTTGCCTTCATCTGGACTAAATCCATTTATAATTTCATACGTTTCTAAATTTACACTCGATGAAAAAACTGATTTACTTTGCGCTCTTGTAGCATGCGCACCAGCAGAAGGTTCATCATAATTACGTTCCGTAGTAAAAGTATCAGATAACTTAGATCGTACACCATGTTCCATGTCTCCATCTATTAATAAAAACCAAGGATCATTAGTGTCATTTACTTTAGCGTAAAATCTAAATCCTGCTATACGAGAATTGTATGGACCATTTGCGTATATTATAAATTCTAATTTTTGACCTGTGCTGCCAGGATTAAATGTATTATTAGATGTAGGTATATATAATAATGACTCCTGACCATCTTCATACACATAAGATAATGCAATTTGATAATCTACGTTTGCCCAATCTGATGATGTTAAAGCAGATGTACCTTGTAACTCTATATTAATACCATCTCCTGCTCCACTAGGGTATGATTCACTTGTTACAACAGCAGATGCAGTTGGTGCTTTTAAATCATTTACTTTTAAATCCCAACCATCAAATGTTCCATTCGTAGCTGTATCTAATACAGTATTACCTGTATCACCTACAAAATGTTCTCTTTTTATATAACCATACCATAAACTTTGAAAATCCTCATCATTACCGCTTAATTTTTTTGTTTGAAAAAATGTACCATCAGAAATACGTACAGCATTATCAGAATAAGTAAATACAGGCTTCATCATAACTTGCATATTAGTAGCACCAGCATTAGCAGTGCTTCCTGAAACCGTAACAATATTTTTATGATCTAATGTAATTCTACTTCTATTTACGTCACGTATACGCAAGCATTGAAAATTATTAGCATTGCTATTATTTGTATCATTTTCTATACGTATATAATCTCCAGCGTTCATTTGACCTGTTTGACCGCCACCACCTAAAAATGTATTATTTTGATCTGTTATAGTATCACCAACACCACTTGTACCTGTTTGAGCATATGTTAAGGTTCCTGAACCAAAATCAAAATTTTCTATGTCAGTATTAAGACCTTGATTTATAGACTGTGGAAACGTAGAGTTTAAATTTAATGTACGTGTATTATTATCGTATATATGTATTTGGCAATTTAAACAATCAACATACATTATATACTTAGAACCTTGATCTATTACTCCAGATGCTGACGTACTGCTAGGTGCAGAGCCTAAATCGTAATCCGATTCAAAAGCAAATACACCATACCCAGCTGCAAGATGCCCAATAATACTTGTATCGGTTGTATTGCTATCAGCTGCTGCTAAGGTACTAAATTTAGCTGGAGTCAACGAATTATGCGCTACCCCACCTCCAAGTGTATTTATTGAATTTCTAAGCGTTAAGGATACGTTATCGGCTTCAGACAATGCATTGATAGGTATATCTCTTGCGTTGTTAGCATCAACTAGTCCACCTGAGAAATCATTTAATGTAAACGTTTGTTTAGGCACGTTTTTTTACTTTCCTTTTTCTCTTCTTTTTCTTTTTACGTTTCTTAGTTCCGTAAACTTTTCTACGATCTGATAAAACATCATTTAATGTTTTCATCCTATTACTTTACCATTTATTGTTGTTTTACCATTTACAATAGTTAACACATTTAAATTAAAGTTTCCATCGTCAAATATATCTAATATACCAACATTGTGTGTCCAGTTAGTTTGTCTATTTTTTAAAAACTCTTTTTCCATTTTACATAGACATCCCATTGAATAAGCCATTTTAGCTCCATTCAAATGTGTTACTACAGACTTCATACTGTCATGCGTATGCCCATAGATAATATTCACACCCAAATTCATTACATGACTTCTAGTGTGATTAACACCACTGTAATGACCACCATGATATGCATACAACTTAGATCCTAGTATTTTTACATACTTACCATAAGGGTATGCATCATATCCTCTTTCCTTCATCTTAAATGCTTTCATAGAAGCATACTGCTTAAGATAAGGATTTTCTTCTACAAAATTGTCAAACCAAAGCTCGTGATTACCCATAGTCATAATCTTCTTTTTTACTTTAGCTTTTTTGCATGAAGCATCTATTCTATCTAATCCTTCATTAACTGCCATTATCTCCATCTTAATTGCAGGTAGTTGATATTCTAATGGAGGTCTTTTCTTTTTAGACCATTGCCAATGTGATACACTTTCTCCTTCTGCAAAATCTCCTATGCAAAGAAATGCTGATGGTTTAACATGCTCTAATACTTTTAAAGCACAGCTAAAAGCTTTTTCATCGTGATGAGGAAAATGTATGTCAGGAAATATGACTACAGTATCTTTAATCTTCAAACTATAAACCTAATGCTCTTCTGTACCAACCATACCAAAATCGTTCTTGTAATTCATTGCGATAAACTATTTTTGCATAGTGTAATACAATATATGAAATAAAACGATTTTTTTCTAAAGCTTGACAAGCTCTAATAGTCATTCTACCTATTCTACCATCTACAGTAATTTGTTCGTCTTTTTTATTTTTACCATTACATGCTTTTTGTAAAACTTTAACTGCTGTTCCTTGACCTGCATTAACTACAAATAAAAAATAAGACTCTCTTAATTCTTCTGGTAATTTTTCTGCTTTACAAGGTTTCCAATAATCTTCTCTGTATATAGCACATGCTTCTTCTACAGTTAAATTTTTTATGTCAACGTCTTTATGCGCTTTTTTTGATATTCCGTACTTTGTTTCACCACCATTATCAGTAGGATCATTTACATACCCACCTTCATGACG